TGCATCTTTTGAATCGCCGGTGTACTCTTCGCCCGAGAGGCCCGGCTTGTAGAACCCCATCTTCGAAGCGCCGGCCCGGGCGTTGACCACCGCCGCCTCCTCGTAGCCGCCCAAGTGCCGCATCCGGATCATCGACTGGACGAGCCAGGAAACCCCTCTCGTTTGGTCGGCCCGCTCGGGATCGAAGAAGTGGACCATGTCTGTGGCCGGGACTCTTTCGCGTTCGGTGGACGCTAAAGGTGCGCCGTAGATGTCCATCCCCGGGGTGAACTTCCTGATCCAGTACGCCACCGGCCGCCGCCAGAGATCGATCTCCACGCCCAATCGGATCACGTTGCCGTTTTGAAGCGTTGCGTTGTGCGTCTCGTCGACGTAGTCCGGCTCGATCAGCTGCAGAGCGAAGCCGTACCTGTTTCGCGCCGCCTTGCCCCGTACGATCCGCAAGAACATCTCCCCGTCCCGGCCAGCGGTTTCGATTGAGAGTTCCTGCACCTTCCTGAACGAAAACCGCCCGCTCATCTCGCAGATCCCGGCGCGGCTCCAGTCGGCAAACGCCTGCTCCAGAATCGCGTTGGCGAGCTCGTCGGGCTTGGGTTTGCTCTTGCCCGTCTTCGGATCTGCGACGTACTCGACCGCCTTGACCTGCAATGTAAACCCGTCCGCCCCGACCACGTTCTTCTTCAAGGCCCGCAGGTACGCCCTGGCGTAGTCGTTGTTCTGCGCGAGATCCCGGGCCCGCACCCGCACTTGGACCATCCCCGCGCGAAGATCCGCGTCTGCCGTAACCGGGGACGTGATCCAGTCGGAGGTTAAGTTGGTCAGCCGGGCGGCGGCGTACGCCCGCCTGGCGCTCTTCGCGGCCACGGTTGCCGGAACGTACCCGAGCCTGGCGGCCAGGCGAGAGAGAAGACTCACGTCGAGCCCCCGAAGCGCGTATGCACCGTTCGGCGAAACCTTCCCTGCTCGGCCTTGACCTTGTAGGTGTAGATCCCGATCATCTTCTCCAGCTCGTCGGGCGGAAGGTACCTGATCGACCGGCCCCCGATCTGCATCGACTCCTGCTCCTTCGTCGCCCGGCGCTGCTGCGTGGCCACAAGCGCGTCGAGGATCTTCTCGTTCTCGGTGCGAAGGTCTGTCGACTCGGTCGCGGAGGCGAGGTCGGGTTTGAGCGTGACCGTGCCGGACCCCACCGTGAAACGATCGGCGCCCTTCGTGACGTAGGCCGTCCACTGCCATTCCCCGGCCGCCTTGCCGGCGGTCGTGGCCGCAGAGGCGTTGATCGAGAAATCGTCTCCGGAGGCTGTGGCGTCGATCTTGATGACCGGCTGCCCGTACCGGTATAGCGAGATCGACAAACTCCAACCGGCTGATGCGAGGTAAAGGGCGAAGCCCTCCGTCCATTGCCAGCTGTCGCCGATCTGCAGTTCCGACGGGATGTTCATCCTCACCACCTGTTTATCCATCCGCCCCGGCGAGGCGGCAGTGTGATCGGGATCTTCACTCCCGGTTTTTTGCCGCCGTCCGGATCAGGCGGCGGTGCTTTCTTACGCTCGGCCTGCGCTTCGGCACGGCTCGCGATGCGTTCCAGGTTTGCGTTGAGCGACGCGAATGCGGCGAAGGCGTACACCGCGCAGTCGAGGGCCTCGTTTCTCGCCCGGATCTGCTTCCAGAACCGGGTGGGGACGCCCTTGACGTGCTTGGTCATCAACTTCTCGGCAGTCAGCTGCCGGAAGTACTCGTCGTCCACATCCCGGGGAAAGTGGATGTACCCGGGACCGAATTCCCCGAGGGCGAGCCGGGAGAAGAGAAGCCCCTTCGCGGTATCCGTCCCCACGATCCCCAGCACTACCTTCTGCCGGGTGCGCCTTGTGCCGATCTTGATAAGCGGCAATCCCGCTCCGGCCCGACCGACGATCGACCAGATCCGCCTGGCTTCCCGCTTGCGGCAGAAGTCGTAGACCTGCTGGGTGGCGTGTCCCCCGGAGTCCACGCAGGCCGCGGCAATCCGAAGGGTGGTTCCGCCCACGTGCGCCCAGGTCTTCTGGAGCCAGTCGTCGAGATCGCGCCAGACTTTCAAGGACGTCTCCGGGTTCCCCCGGAAGACCGCGTGCTGGACGACCCACGACTCCTCGCCCAGACCAAAGCCCCACGCCGTGGCCTCGATCCGGTCGCCCTGAACGTCCACGCCTGCGGTAAGAAGCAGGACGCCTTCGGGAAGCGGGTCCCCGATCCCGTAGTTTTCGCGGCGTCCGCCGAGCGCCGCGTCGTCGACGGTGACCCCTTCCTCCTCCCACGATTCGCCGAGCGAGGTGTTGACCCAAACTTTGAGCGTCTCGGGGCGCTTCTTCGCCTCGAGGAAGTTCTCCACGACTCCCGCCCACGTCGACCAGGGCGAATAGAGTTCGTTGATGTGAAAACCCGCCACCCGGACGATCCACGGGCGGGTGATGATCCATCTGCCGTTTCGGATCATCCGGTGCTTGTCAGGCTCGGTTAAGTACGCCGTGCACTGCTCGCACTCGTAGTGGACACCTTGCGGGTTTCCTTTGTCGTCCTTGTCCCACCTGACCTGGCCCCACTTAAGCGTCTGGAACACGCCGCAGACCGGGCAAGGCACCTCGTAGATCCGCTGGTCGCTTTCCTCCCAGGCCGCCTCGATACGCGAAGCCCCCTTGGTGGTGGGGGTCGAGGTCATAATGACCTTGCGGTTCCAGACGTTGGTGTTTCGCTTGGTGGCCAGTCTCACCGGGTCGCCTTCCGATCCCGCCGAAGGCGGGAAACGGTCGACCTCGTCCATGAGAAGAATCCGCACGGGACGTGAAGCCAAGGACGCCGGCGAGTTCGCCCCGGCCATTGCGATCTGGCCGCCGGGAAACTGCTTCTGGCGGAGCGTGTTCCCCGAGTCCCGGGTTCGCGGGTCGCTGACCAGCCCCTGCAGTGCGGGCGTGTCCCGGAGCATCGGAGCGAACCTGTCCTTGCTCCAGGTCTCCGCCATCTCGATAGTCGGTTGCACAACCAGGATCGGCGCCGGGTCCAGGTGGACGTGAAACCCGATCACGTTGTTGATGATCTCGGTCTTGCCCACCTGCGCGGAAGACATGACCACCACGGTTTCGACGGAGGGGTCCGAGACCGAATCCATGATGCCGCGCTGGTATTCAGCGTTTGCGGTAACCCACACCCCGGGGGCGGCGCTGCTTTCGGGAGAAAGCCTTCGAAAACGGTCCGCCCACTCCGAGATCGAGATCTTCGGAGGTGGAAGCGCCAGCTCCAGCCTCGCCCGGATTGCCTTCCACAGGCCATCCAAGCTGTCCGGCGTCGATTTGAGCGATTTCCCGAAGAATGTCGTGGCACTCTCGCTCGACAATCGCCTCTAACTCCGCCATTCGATTGCACCCGATCGCGTTCGGGGGAATCTTCGCCTTTAGGGTCAGTACCTTGGCCCGGAGCACCACGATGAGCCGCTCAATCACCCACGTCGCGTCTTCGTTGTGGACGTACTCGCGCCGATACCGGGCGTTCTCCATCTCCTGCGCCTCGGCCTGGGCCTTGATAAGCCTCGCCCTGTTCGCCCGGGCGGACTCGTCTGCAAGCCCGCCATCGGCCGCAAGCGCCCGGTCGCGAAGGTAACGGATATACCCTCGGACAGAAGGTACGAGCTCGTACTGCCCGCGCTCTGCCCGCTGAATGACGCCTTCGTCCACCAATTGCCGGATGCGCCGGGGGGTCAGGTCGAGAAGCTTGCAGATGACCGCGACGGGATAGGTCTGCGCCGCCATCTATACCTTTCGCCGGACGATCGCAGTCCGGCCGTTGCGAGGGTTCTCTTTGCTTTCGCGTTTTTCCATGATTAACGACCGCCATCCGCCAAGGCACGGGCCCCGCCCCGCGACCTTCCACCCTTTGGCCTCGTATGACTTGCGGTCCTCGGCCAGGACGTACTTACACAGCCACGCGGTCGCCACGAGGAACGCGCTCCGCTTTCTTCCCTGTGAAGTTCTGCCAGCGTTCGACGATCACGTCGCAGTAGAGCGGGTCAAGTTCCATCAGCAACGACTTGCGCCCCGTCTGTTCCGCGCCGATGAGCGTCGACCCGCTGCCACCGAAGAGGTCGAGAACGTTCTCTCCGGGGCGTGAGGAGTACTGCATCGCGCGGATGGCAAGCTCCACCGGCTTCTCGGTCAAATGAATCATGCTCTGCGGGTTGACCTTTTTGATCGACCAGACGTCCGTGGCGTTGTTGGGACCCAGGTAGACGTGCGCCGCGCCTTCGCGCCAGCCGTAGAAGCACCACTCGTGGTTGCCCATGTAATCCTTGCGCGTAAGGACGGGATGCTCCTTGACCCAGATGACCGCCTGGGAGAAGTAGAGCTTCATTTCCTTCAAGACCGGCGGATAGTTCCCGCAGTTGGCATACCCGCCCCAGATGTAGAATCCCCGCCCCTGCTCCAGGACCCGGGCGATGTTGCCGAACCAGGCCCGAAGGAGCTTCTCGAACTCCTCGTCGGAGACGAAGTCGTTGGCCAGCGGCCTGTCCTTGGGGCGAAGCTTCTTGTGGGTCGCCTTCGACTTGGACTTGTGCCGGGCCAGGTCAAAACCCTGGTGGTGCATCCCTTGCG